GCACAGGCCGGGCCGATCGCCACGCAGGAACTGATCGCGCAGTTCAACGGGCAGGTGGTGGGCGCGTCGGCAACGGTGACCGCGTTCGTGCTTGAGCTCGGCAGCGCCCTGGCCCCGGTCGGCGCCACCGTGCCGCCACGGGTGCTCACAACGGCGATCATGGGCGCGGGGTGCCGGTTATGACGTTCCTGCGCGGCATTGATCCCCTGCCCCTGCTGGCGATCCAGGCCGGCGAAGTGCCGACACCGGCAACGCAGTCCGGCGCGAGTGGCGCCAACGTCTTCGACCAACCGCAGCGGGCGCACGTAATCGGTGAGCCGGTGCCGATCGTGTTTGGCCGTGAGCGCAATGGCTACGGCGGGGTGTTCGTCAGCCCGGGCGCTACTGAATGCCGCTTTGAGAACGACACGGACAACGCCGTGACCGCGTTCTACCACCTGGTGTTGAGCGAGGGCCAGATTGGCCAGCTCCAGGTGCGGGACGTGTTCCAGCAGCAGTGCCGGGTGGGCAGTGCTGTGCAGACCTACAACCGCCGGGCCGGGACGTGGGAGCCGGGGAACTTCATCGTTGTCCGGGAGGGCTACACGATGCCGGAGGCGTCGTACTACTGCGGCACGGCGGGCCTGTACCCGGGGATCTCGACGATGGCCTTTCAGGTCACGATCCCGGACGGATTTGACGTGTGGAACCGCCAGGTTCATGTGTTCGTGCGCAACGGGATGCAGGTCAAGCGCTGGCAGGATGATCAGGCATCAGCCAGCAGTGACTCGTTCGCTGATCTGGCCTACTGGCTGATGCAGCGCTCCGCGAGGATTCCCGACTCGCTGATTGACACCAGCTCGATTGCGGCGGCCAGCCAGTTCCTGTTTGAGAACAACCTCACCACGAACTGCTGGCTGCGCGAGTCGGTGAACTTCGCCGACCTGATGAGCCGGTGGGGGAAGTATCACCTGCTCCGGCTGACGACGATCAACGGCAAACTCGGGCTGAGGCCACTGTTGCCGACCCTGGGCAACGGGGCGATCAACACCTTCAACCAGACCCTGGCCTACACGTTCACCGACGACCTGGCGATCCCTGGATCGGTTGACATCCGGTACTCCAGCTGGAACACCCGCCAGCCGTTCGTGGCACAGATGATCTGGCGGCAGGAGTTTGAGGACTGCCCGAGCATCATCCGCACCACTGAGGTGAGGTACGCCGGCACGGCGCCGAATGGCCCCTACGAGTCGCACGACCTGTCGGCGTTCTGCACCAGGGAAGAGCACGCCGTGAGGGTTGGTGCCTACATCCTCTCCAAGCGTGTGCGCAGCACCCACACGATCCGGTTCAAGGTGCGCCCCCAGTCGCACAACACCCTGGTCACCCAGGGCAGCCTGGTGCGGGTGCGGCTGGCGCGCAACCCGTTCGGTGGTTCCGCCGGGTTCCATGACTACTACTACGAAGTGGAGCGGATCACCAAGACCCTGGCCGGCGACGTGCAGTACGAGTGCAGCCATGCGCCGGTTGGGGAGGACTACCGCAGCCTGATCGCTGTGGACGTGGCCAACGCTCAGGACAGCATGACGTTCTTCGCCTGCAACTTCACCGGCGTGGGCTGCGACGTGAACGGGTTTGATGACACCACGCCGCTACCTGATGACGAGTTCCTAATTCCGGACGAGGATCCGCCGGGTGAGATCCCGCCGATTGATCCGGGGGACTTCCCGATCATTGATCCCGGCGGCGGCGGCGGCGGCGGTGGCGGCGGCACAGGTGAGTCGGAGCCTGAGACAGACCCCGACGACGAACTCGACCGCAGGCCAAGCGTGCTGCTGGGTTGCCCGAACCCTGCTCAGAACTTCTTTGATGGGCAGCCGCCTGCTGGTGTGCCCGCAAACACTCCGACCATTGCACTGATCGGCAACTTGGACCTGGACGGCAACCTGATTCCTGAATCGGTTGTAAGAGTCCCAACGACTGGATTCTCTATTCCGGTCTACCCGCCAGGCGAGCTAGGACTCAATGCGGCGGGGGGATCCGACTGGAACTACAGATCTGTTTCGTTTGAGTATGAGTTTGAAGGCGAATATTACATCACTGATCCATGCTTGCTGGTTGACGCAGATCCAAACCCTCCATTTGAGCCGACTGATTATCCGTTCTTCAGGTATAGACTTACATCCTCTAATCGACCAGGTGTTACCAGGTGGGCGCGAACAGACGACGCTGTTGGTGGGATTCGCATTGCTGAATCCCTGACGGGCGCTGGCTTTAGGACTTGGCTCGCCAGCGCTACGCTTAGACCAGTCCCCCCAGCTGGTTCAGTCGGCGGGGCGCTTGCCGCCGTGACCTTTGAAGCCATCAGTACTGAAACGCAGGAAACCATATTCTTTATAGTGGGCGGAACCAATACAGATACGCCTTTTGAGTTCAGCGGCAGCTGGGAGTTTTCCAACACCGGCGAAGGCAATGACGTGGCAGCAACCTGGGGCGGGGAGCCGCTATCAATCGGATGACCACCTTTCCCGCCCTAGTCCCAAGCTCCCGCACCTTCACCCCTGGCGAGTATCCCGCCACGGCATTCAGCGGATTCAGCGGCGCGCAGAATCGCGTCAGGCACAGCAACGTGTTTCTCGCGGCTCAGCTGCGACTCACCTTCCTGGGCCTGACACAGGCCCAGATGCTCGATATATGGAACCATTACAACGGCCGGCGCGGTGAGTTCAGGTCGTTTGATCTGCCGACTGAAGTAGCGAGCTACGGCAGCATCACCGACTACGTGCCAGGCAACTACCTGTGGAGATATGCGGGGCCAGGATCTGTCGAGGATCTCCCCTGCGGCGGCCACAACGTCAGCCTGACACTTGAAACAGTGCCGCCGATCGCCGCCAGCGTGGTGGGCGCCGATCTGTTCCTGCGGCTGCGGCTGAGAGCTGGTGTTGCTGATGGTGGTGAGTATGCGCCGGGGATTAGCGAAACGATCACGCTGTCCGTGACCAGCGGCGCTGCGTTTGTTGCGTTGAACGGCATCAATGAAACTATCACCCTGTCGCTAGAGACTGGTGAGGTTTTTGGCGATGTCGAGGTTGCTGGCGTTAATGAGTTCATTTACATCAGCTTTGCAATGCAGCCAGCGGTAGACGATGGAGCGCCTGGAATCAGTGAAACAATTACGCTGTCGCTAGTTGCTGGCGCGGCAAGCAGTGGAGCAAGCATCAACCCTGCAGAACTTGATCCAGTTCTGTGGTATGACTTCACCGACTCTGGCACTGTATCGGTTAGCGGTGGCAGGATAACCGCGATTACTGACAAGGGAAGCAGGGACTGGACCTTGACCAGCTCAGCGACGGGTCCGCTTTATGGCCCCGGAATCAATGGCCTAGATTGCGCCGACTGGGGCAATGTTGCTCATTCAAACTTCTTGCGCAATCTCACGACGACAGCCACTTCAATCAATGAATTATACATTGTCCTAGATGCCGCATACGGGTCCACGTTCCCGACGTTTAATGGCTTGGTCTCTCAAGGGGTGGCGTCAGGCGGAGGATACTGGGTTGCGGGTTCCAGCGGCTTTGCTGGCCTTTACTCTCCTGGCTCTCCCTATGATGCTGCGTATGTAAACGGGGGCAGCACTAACGTATTTGGTTCTGTGCTCCCCGCTATTAACAGCCCATCAATACTAAGGATTCGCAGGATAGCCGCTGGCAATATTTCGACAAGCGGCGGATTCCAAATCGGCATGGATCGCGGAAATGCTGGTCGCGGATGGTATGGCCTGATCGGTGAAGTGATCGCGTTCTCTACTCCGCTAAGCGAAACAGATCGAAGCGCTTTGCTAAGCCACCTGTCCGCCAAATGGAACATCGCGCTTGATCCATAGCCTGAGGTTAAACCCGTCAGCGCTATGGCATCCCTGATCTACAACTCGTTCCACGAAGACCTGGCCCGGGGCAACATCGACCTGGACACCAACACCTTCAAGATGATGCTGGTGACCAGCAGCTACACCCCGAACAAGGACACGCACGCCGACCGCGCCGACGTGACCAACGAGGTGGCGGCGACCGGCGGCTACACCGCTGGCGGCAAGACCGTGACCTGCACCGTTGCCCGCGACAACGCCAACGATCGCACCACGCTCACCTTTGCGGCTGAATCCTGGACCAGCTCAACAATCACCGCCAGGGGTGCTGTGGTCTACAAGTCCACCGGCACCGCAGCCAATGACCTGCTGG